TAGGGCTTTGATTGAGCTGTTCGGCGACATCAGAATGGTCACTTTGGCATGGAGCACAATGTGGGCCGCATACGGGCAAGCCGTAAGCGGGAACTTCACAGGAGCTATGGATTCGGTAAAACAAGGATATAAAGAAGAGCAGAAAGTCATAAAAGAGACGGAGCAAGCTCTTAAAGATCAGGAAGCCGCTCAGCTTTCATCTGCGGCGAAACGGGCAGCAGCAGAGCGCGGAGTGGCTAAAGAAAGAGAAGCCGCGAATAACGGTAAAACGTATGACGGCGAATCAGGAAAGCGAAAGAAAACGGGAAAGACGAAAGGCGATGGTGAAGCGTCTTACATAGAGCAGTTAACCGCTGATCTGGACAAGCAAAAGCTTGAATATGAGCAATACTACGCATCAATCGGACAAATAAGAGAGGTTAGCAAACAGCAGGAAGCGAATTATTGGAAAGGTGCGCTTGATCAAACAGGATTAACGGAGAAAGAGCGCCTTGATATTTATACCAGGTACGCGAAACTGCAATTGCAGGTAGATAAGCAAGCTCTCAAAGACAAAGAGGAAAGAGGCAAGGCTGAGATTGAGATAGAGCGCACAACGCAGGACGGGATTATTGCTCTCGAAGAGGAATCGGCACGTCATGCAAACGCTCTGAACCTTACATCTAAAGAGGAATATCTATCTCAAGAGAAAAGCTTTTTAACGAAGAAATATGACATTGACGCCGCAGCCCTTCAAAAAGAAATAGACCTATACAAGGGTGATCCAAACAGCGAGAAGAAGGTTGAGCAGCTCAATCAGAAGCTTATATCCTTAAAAACAAAGTATGCCCTTGATTACCAAAAAGCTGATAACAAGCAAGTTGAGGATAGTAAGATGAAATGGACAGACCTTTTCAAGTCAATTAGTGATGGATTCGGGAAGTCAATCGGCGGGTTTATTGTCGGAACAAAAAACTTTCAGTCCGCTATGCTTGGTGTCTGGCAAGGAATACAAGGCGCGTTTGAGACGATGATCGGGAATATGATAGCAAAATGGACGGCAGGGGAGTTGGCAAAGCTTGCAGTAACACTTGGAATACTTCCTGCTCAATCAGCGGGCGAAGCGGCGGCATCAGCAACAAGCATAGCGACAAAAAAAGCTGAAGCGGCGATGACTATACCGGCATCAGCCGGTATAGCAGCGGGAGAGGCAGCCGCATCCGTTGCAGGAATCCCTTACGTTGGCCCTGAAATGGCAGCCGCAGCCTATGCGTCAACTATGGCTATGGTAATGTCTGGTTTGGCTGTCGCATCGGCATCCGGTGGCTACGATATCCCCGCAGGAATAAACCCCATCACGCAGCTTCACCAAAGCGAGATGGTACTACCTGCAAAGTATGCGGATGTTATCCGAGGCATGGCCGGGAGTTCATCGCCGGCAGGCGCAACGACAAGCGGAGGGGATATTCACCTGCACGTCAATGCGGTTGATGCTCATTCGGTGAGAAGATTATTCCAGGACAACGGCTCGGCGCTGGCGGACAGTTTGAAACACCAAATGAGGAACCTGAAACGATGACCGATAACGAAGAATTGTGGATTTGTCTGAACTGGAAAGAACCTACCGAAGAATACCCGGCAAATATTGAGTTTACGGGAATCTTTGATACAGAAGAAAAAGCGGTATCAGCTTGTTCAGGGTGGGGCTATGGAGTCGGCCCAGTTTACTTGAATAAAAGACTCCCGACCGAATCGACAACATGGCCGGGGTTTTACTTCCCACAGCAAGGAAAAGAATAAATGAGCAACGCCATATTTCCGGTATTACCCGGCATTACATGGGACACAATTAAGACACCGATATTCAACACCGTCACCAAAAAGGCGGTATCCGGCAGAGAGACGCGGGTCGCGTACATGGCTACCCCCATGTACACGTTTAAGCTTAATTTCGAGTTCCTTAGGGACAAGATGAGCGAGCAGGTTCCAGCGTCTCCGTTCGACGAACTCAAACAGCTCATGGGGTTTTTCATCAGCAGACAGGGCTCATTCGACTCGTTTTTGTTTGAGGACACGACAGACAACCTCGCGACAAGCCAGCAGTTTGGTACTGGAAACGGCTCAACAACCACGTTTCAGCTTGCCAGAGATTTCGGTGGAGGAACAAGTTTTCTTGAGCCGGTTATGAACATCAACGGCACACCAACCATCACCGGCGGTTCAGTTGCGTCAATCAGCAGTACAGGAATGGTCACATTTTCATCAGCTCCGGCAAATGGTACGGCGTTGATCTGGACAGGAAACTACTATTTCAGGTGCCGTTTCGATACCGACACAACCGATTTTCAGCAGCTTATGCAGGACTACTGGACAAACGGCGGCTTGACATTGTACGGCTCACTCAGCAACAAATTATAATGAAAACACCTACAGGGAGCCTCACCAGCGCATATTTATTAACCAACAGCCAGTTTATTGTTGTTGATCTTTACACCCTCTCAGTAGTCAATACAGCATGGGCAAGCGGCCTGTCCGTAACCTACACCAATTACTACTATTCCGGCTCAGATTACGATGTAGTAAATGGAGGACATACGTTCAAAGGCAACGATGCAATTTTCTCACGCGACGGATTAAAACAGACGATAGGGCTGGAAGTCGCAACGATGAACATCACGATCAATGCTACCGCATCGATGCTTGTTCTTGGAGTCCCATTCATGCAGGCGATAACTCAGGGAGTACTGGACGGGGCCTTGGTTAAGGTAGATCGCGCATTTCTCAACACGGACCATTCTGTTATCGGGACGGTCAATTGGTTTACCGGGCACGTTGCCAAGGCTTCACCAAGCCGGAACGGAGCCTCAATTACGATCAACTCTTTGACTGACCGACTGAACGTCAACGTTCCTCGAAACGTCTACCAGTCGGCCTGCCAGAATTCGCTTTATGATGGAGCTTGCACTTTATCGAGATCCTCATATTCCGTAGCAGGAACCGTAAGTACGATCACCGGCACGAGTCTCACAATTTCAGGGGCCGCGGCAAGCCAATCGGCGGGATACTGGACTCAGGGAGGTATAATCTTTACGTCTGGAGCGGCAAACGGTGAAGCAAGAACTGTAAAGTCATGGGTAGGTGGGGTTCTTACTCTTCTCAGTCCATTCCCTGTATCTCCGGTAGCAGGCGACACGTTTATGATTTATGCGGGATGCGACAAACAGCTTACGACATGCCAGACAAAATTCAGTAATGGCGCGAATTTTAAAGGGCAACCGTTTGTGCCAATACCAGAAACGGTTGTATGAGAGAAAAAGTAATCCAGGAAGCCAGGACATGGTTATCGACACCTTACCATCACCACGCCGCCATCAAGGGGGTAGGAGTGGACTGCGCACAGATACTCATCGAAGTTTATGCCGCAGCCGGAGTTGTTGAGAAAGTTGATGTTGGAGACTACCCTCACGATTGGCATCTGCATCGAGCAGAGGAAAAGTATCTGTGGTGGATTAAAAAGTATTGCAGGAAAATAACTGTCCCGAAAATGGGGGATATAGCACTTTTCACTTTTGGCCGATGCGTCTCTCATGCTGCGATTATTGTCAATTGGCCGGGAGAGCTTATCCACTCATATATCAGACAAGGGGTTGTTCTTGCGGCTGCAGACGATGCGGAACTCAGGGGCAGGTTACATTCATTTTGGCGACCAAAAGGATTAAAGTAAATGGCTGGATTATTTGTTCATACGCCTTCAAGCAACTCTTCAGTGCAACCTGCAGCCCTCGGGCTGTCAGTTTCGACTTCTGTCTACGGTTTAACGCTCCCTGTGATTTATGGAGCAACAAGAGTTCCTGGGAATATGATATGGTACGGAGCTTTCACAGCTACGCCACAGTATACTCAGTCAAGCTCAGGAAAGGGCGGAGGAAGCCAGACAACTCAGACAGGGTATGGATATTCCGCGTCATTTATGCTCGGCCTCAGCGAAGGCCCAATAAATAGCATTAACGCTGTCTGGAATAACGGGGTTCTCGACACAACAGACACGTTCACGACGTTTACCGGTGGTTCTTCTCAATCCGCTTGGGGATACTTGACAACGCTGGATTCAGCAAAATCATTAGCATATAGGAACGTTGCTTATATCGCGGCAGCAAATTTTAACCTTGGCGGATCTCCTTCTTTGCCTCAGCTAACATTTGAAGTTTTTGGCCATGGATACGGCTCAAGCGTCACAGCCGTGCCGGACGTCGATACAGTATTCATCATCACCGATTTATTAACCAATTCTCGATACGGAGCGGGGTTTCCTTCCGCAAATATCGGCACATGGACAAGCTACAAGGCATATTGTATAGCAAACGGCCTGCTCTTTTCGCCATCGTACGATACATCCGCAACAGCAGCAAAAGCGATAACCGAACTACTGGCATTGACGAACTCAGAGGCGTATTTCAGCGAAGGGCTTTTGAAGATCACGCCATACGGGGATACCGCAATAACTGCAAACGGTTACACCTACACACCTAATGTCACGCCAATCTATGAGCTTGGAGACGATGCGTTTCTTGCAAGCGCATCGGATCCAGTGTTGATTGAAAGGGGATCACAGGCGGATGCTTATAACCAGGTCGATATCGAGTGTCTCGACAGATCAAACAGCTACAACAAATCGTCTATAAGAGCAACCGATCAGGTTAATATTGACGTTTACGGACTTCGAGCGATGTCTGGTGTCACTGCTCATCAGATATGTAATACCAGTATCGCACAATCATGCGCGCAGCTTGTCTTGCAGCGTAATTTGTATATCAGAAATAAATATACCTTTACCCTTCCAATAAATTACATCTTGCTTGAGCCTACCGATTATGTAACGCTTGATGATTCGGCTCTCGGACTTGTGCAAACCCCTGTCAGGATTTTGACGATTGACGAAAGCGGAGACGAGTTATTGATCACGGCAGAAGACGCTCCTCCTGGTGTTGGCTCTCATGCGATCTATGGCACGCAATCCGGCGGCGGTGGCGGGGTAAACAACCTTGTCCAGCCGGGAAACACGGGCACCCCAAATATTTTTGTGCCTCCGAGCGTATTGACGGCGACAGGGCTTGAAGTCTGGATGGGAGCTTATGGAGTAACTCCATCGACATGGGGAGGTTGTGAAGTATGGGTGAGTTATGACAACGTAAGTTACGGATATGTTGGATCAATAGATTCTCCAGCAAGAATGGGAACGCTAACAGCGACACTTGCGACCGGAACCGATCCCGACACTACAAACACGCTATCGGTCAATGTCCTGAGTGGTCAACCGATGGGAAGCGCCACATTTGCAGAGTGGAACAATTACGCGAGCCTTACGCTTGTTGATAGCGAATACATTGCATACCAGACAGCAACTCTCACATCAGCAAACCGATACAATCTCACCCTCCTGCACCGCGGACTTTATGGGTCATCAATTGCCAGTCATACGTCAAGCGCGCCATTTGTTCGAGTTGATTCCGCAATGTTCAAAATGCCGATCACGCCAGACAAGATCGGGCAAACGATCTACGTCAAACTGCCAGCTTATAATCAATTTGGATCGCAGTTGCAGCAGCTTTCAGTCTGTACCCCGACAACTTTCACGATAGGGATTAGTCAGGTTCCAACGCTTACAGGGATTGTGTTAACTCCTGTTTATGGGGGGTTTACCATAAAATACACGGCGCCGACACAAGCCGACTTTGGTGGGGTAAACGTCTACATGAGCACAACAAGCGGATTCACGCCCGGGAGTGGAAACCTTGTCTATTCAGGCCCTGACAGTTTAATCACCATAACAACCGACGCTGCAGGGTCAGCGCTTGTTGCGGGCACTACCTATTATGTCCGGGTTGCAGGGTATACAAAAACAAGTAAGGCCAATATGAGCTACAGCGCAGAGTACAGCGTTGTGCCGATCATGGCTTCAAAAACCGCTGTTGCGTCGCTTTACCAGTGGTCAACAGCGACACCTCCAAACCCTTCAGGAACATCAACATTTACGTGGTCAACTTACGCAAGCTCGGCCTACACCGGAGCAGGCGGATGGTCGGTAACGGCTCCGGTGAACCCCGGGACGCCCGTTATGCAGTTATGGATCGCAAATAAAGTAGTCAGTGATAACGCTTCAGCGACGACAACGACCGTGAGCTGGGCATCTGGTTTTTCATTGCTTGTTGCTGGAGCAAACGGAGCAAACGGAGCAAACGGGACAAGCGGGTATCAATCTGCAAGTCCTACTGTATATCAGTGGGCGGCGACAATTCCGGCTGCACCAGCAGGATCTGCAACTTACACATGGTCAACCGGACTATTCGGAGCAGCGCCATCAGGATGGTCATTGCCTGCAGGTACATCACCATCTGCCGGATATACCTTGTGGGCAGCAAAGGTATCAATAACAGATTCCGCGACAGCGACAACAACATCCTTCAACTGGACTTCATCATCCATCACATCGGCTGGATATGCAGGTACAAATGGAGCTTCAGGACTTAGCTACTACACCGCGGACGTTTTCAAGCAAGCGGCATCAGCTCCATCAGCACCGACCGGAGGGGTGTTCGACTTCACAAGCAACATCCTGACACCTCCATCGGGTTGGTCGGTCAGTGCACCATCCGTCACAACGACGCCAACATGGTATTGCCAATACACTTTTAACGGTACAGGAGTGGTCACTGCTACAACATGGAGTACGCCTGTAGAAGATGCCGTAGCCGGGGCCAATGGGTCGCAGATGTATACAGTCTGGCTTTATCAGCAGGCTACCACATCGCCCGTAGTCCCAAGCGGGACGATCACCTGCACTTTTGCAACAGGAGCGTTGAGCGGAGGGACGATGGGTAGCTGGAGCACGTCACATCCAGCGTCGAGCACGACGCCAGTGTACATGACGATGGCCACGTTTACGGGCACGGCTCCGGCGACAACAAGCTCTAATGGTATATGGAGTAGTCCTGTGATTGTTGCTCAGAATGGTACGTCGAACGGAAACCTCTGTTATAATTCTGCATTTGACAATGGGTTAGATGGTTGGACATATAATATATGGGACAGCGGTCGATCAGTACATTATTCTTCAGGAGCTGATCTTTCTTATATGTATCCGATTGGCGGCCATGCCGGATACATATATCAAAACGATACAGTAACGTCAGGCTATGCAGAGTTAGTAAGCAACTCAATTCCAGTCGTAGCTGGAAATAATTATGAATATCAAGCAAAAACCGGCTCTCAAAGATGCACTGGCGGAGTATCCGTATTTCTCTATTGGTATAATTTAAGTGACACATGTATCGGAGTGTCAACTCAATATTATAATAACAATGAAAAAGCTGGCGGAAATACATTAGCAAGCTTTGGTATAACTGGAGGATTTGCGACTGCTCCTACCGGTTCCGTAACAGCGAGACTATCTGTTAGGAAGTATGATACAGTGAGCTGGGCAGCCGATAGCTTTATGGCTGTAACGCAGGTATTATTTGCATCGGCTCCATCAGGACAAACCGTACTATCTAACTGGTCTCCAACGGCATCACAGGGCGTATCGGGGGCCTCCGGGTTGCAAGGTGCGTCGTACCGAACAGCATATATGGCATCAGCAACGACGGCACCGGGTTCATCCCCAAACCCTGAAATCGATACAGGAAGCACTACCGTACCATCAAGCTATTGGGGTTTGAGTGGAACATGGGGAACCACCGTACCGACGTTAACAGCAGGGCAGTTCTTATATTCATCTGACGGCATTTATAATCCAGCGACGAACCAGACGACATGGTCAATACCGTACTGGACGAGCCTGAAGGTTGGCAGCTTGTCAGCGATAACCATCAACACCGGAAACCTTACCGTCACCGGCACGATACAAGGCAATACCGCAGCGATAAGCGGGACGACGATGACCGGAGCGGGATATGTTTGGTATTCCTCCGGACAATATGCTCTGGGAAATTCGGCCACCAATATAACGTTTAACGGCACGACAGGAACGTTAAACGGTAACTGGGTAGCGACAGGGAATTTATTTAATAACGCTGCAACGGCTATGTTGAGCGCTTCTGCCTATGCATGGGGGGTGGTCACATTAGCCGTTACAATAAGTACGAATGATTTGCCATTAGGGTCATCGACAGTGCCAATAGTTATTACAGCCGCTCAAGACGTTGGATCTCAAGCCTATTTTGATATAGGGGTTAATACCTCGAATTTCCGGGATGCTGGTAATTTATTTAACTCATTCCCGCCATACGGTGGAACTTATTCTATGACGATTATTTACAATGCGACACCTGACACGTATTATTTTAGTTGTTTTAATCACGGGACAGGAAATAACTATGACTCAATAACAAGAGTCAGAACAATAACCGCAATTATAGGGAAGCGATGAACTATATAATCTATAATTCCAATACAGGACAGATACACCGGACGGGTTCATGTCCTGAAGCATATATCGAAATTCAATGCTTGGGTGGAGAGGAGCTGCTTATTGGTGATGCGAACCCTTTAACGCAATACGTTCTGGCCGGAGCCGTAACTACATTCACTGAGGCAGAGCAGTCAGCGAAGGACAATCTCACTTATGGCTACGCATGGGCAATGCCGGAGAGAGCCGTAGTGCAGATACTGACTGATGATGAGATAACCGCTTACCTCGCAACTCAAGCAAGGGCAAAGCGGGATCAGCTACTCACGTCCTGCGATTGGACACAGACGGCAGATCAATCGTCTGCAATTAAAACACTCTGGCAAACATACCGACAGGCACTAAGGGACGTCACGATACAGACCGGATTTCCTGAAACAATTGATTGGCCCACGCCGACAGAATAGCCCAACTTTGTCCGCAAAACGCGCATTGCTGGCATGGTACATTTAAGCAACACTTAAACAAGGAACCATGCCAGCAATCACAAAAGGAACGGAACTTCTAAGACCGCAGGATGCCGGACTGAGTACGCGATATTTCGATTCAATGTCAATCGCCGCCACCGGAATGCTTATGCCATCCATCGAGACCGGAGGCTGGAAAGAGTGCATCGTCGATCTGACGATCACAGGCTCCGCCGTTATTAGCTACATGGAGAGCAACGACGGAGTGACATGGACAGGCGTGAACTCAACGCTTAATCTCGCAACTGGAGCCCAGGGAGGGACAGCTAACGCATCAGGAAAATACTCGTTACCACTTGCCGCCAGATTTGCCTCAGTGCAGGTAACCTCATGGACAAGTGGAACCGTATCCATGACCGCACTATTCAACCTGGAGCAAACTATTCTGTTCCAGCAAGTCAACGCGCAGAGAATACAGCTCGTCACCCCGGCAAAAACCACCCTCTCGACAACCGCCGAAACCGCAATCATACCGGCCTCTGGTGCGGGATTTTACAACGACATCGGCTGGCTATTGATGACGAACACCAGCGCAACAGCAACATCTGTGGATATCAGGAGCGCAACAGGCGGGGCCATAATCGCATCGGTAGCACTACCAGCCGGAGCGACCGTTTTCCTGGATTTTGTGAGCGTCCTGCTTATCCAGATCGCAGCGAACACTGTGTGGACTGCGCAATTAACAACCGCAGTAACAGACGTGAGGATCACGGCTGGAGCGTCTAAAAATACGATGTAATGCCCCACAAAGTTGTTTTCAGATTAGCCGCTTCGACGGTAGACTGGACGGTTATCGCTTCAGGGCTGGTGGGATTTTTAGAGCCGGTATTCGGAGCACACCTTGTCAACACGGGAAGCATGATGGCGGGATTTGCCGCCCTGCTGATCGGGGTAGGACGGTTTATTGTATTCGTGGCGACAGCAAGGAAGTCAACGGTCGAGACTCGGCAGATGGAAGAGAGGGTTGACCGCGAATCCGTAGGACGGCTCGAAGAATTAGCCTGTCGCAATGCCCCTGCCTGCGAAACAAGAAGAGGAATCCACCTCAACAACCAGGAAGAAGAATAATGATCAACAGCAGAAAGATTGAAGACCTCCACCCTCACGTACAACCGCTATGCGAAAATTTCTTGTCAGAATGCAAGAAGTCAGGCATTGATATACTGATTACCAGTACTTACAGGGATATCGAGAGCCAGAACACTCTTTATGCTCAAGGCAGGACGAGGCTGGGGCTAATCGTGACGAATGCAAAAGGCGGGCAGAGCTTCCACAACTACTGTGTGGCTTTCGACACCGTGCCAGTCGTGCATGGGAAACCTGACTGGGATAATGAGGACTTGTGGCTGAGTATTGGCCACATCGGTAAATCTTGTGGA